CTGTCGGCATCACCGCATTGGCGGCATCCCTTGCAGCAGGGGCAACCGGCATCGTAGCTTCGCTGAGCATGATCGTTCTCGGCTTTGCCGACCTGATTCCAGCAGTAGCGGTGAAGATCGCGGAGGGCGTCGTTACCTTTGCTACGGCTATCGCGTCTGCCGCTCCCGCGTTGATCGCGGCGGCTACGACGGTGATCCTCTCCTTGATGCAAGCCATTCAGGCAACAGCCCCAGCTATCATGGACACGGTGGCAATGCTGCTGACGCAGCTTCTTTCCACCATCGCAAGCTATCTTCCGCAAATCATTCAGTCCGGTTGCGACATCATCGTTAATTTCCTGCAAGGAATCCGTAACAACATTGGACAGATCGTGGAAACTGCGATTTCCGTGGTGCTGGAATTTGTCAACGCGGTAGCCGCGCAGATCCCGGTGGTGGTCAACGCCGGATTTGATCTTATCATCAACTTTATTGACGGACTCGGACAGGCCATCGAGGAAAACACCCCAAGGCTTGTGGAGGCAGTCGTGAATCTTGGCGGGCACATTATCAACGGACTTGTCAAGGGAATTTCCAGCGGCGTGAACGCGGTCAAGGACGCAATCGTGAACGTGGCGCAGAACGCCATCAACGGGTTTAAGAATTTCCTTGGCATCAACTCGCCGTCCAAAGTCTTTACGACTCTCGGCCAGTACACGGTGGACGGTCTGATCAACGGTGTTCAGAACAAACTCAAGAGCGCCAAGGAGTCGATGGAACAGCTCGGCACGACGCTGCTCAACGGCATCCGGAATTTCCTCGGCATTCACTCGCCCTCTGTCGTATTCCGTGAGGAGGTCGGTAGGTACATCGTACAGGGTATTGCCGAGGGCATCAAGAGCGACATGAGCGCCGAAGAGGCCGCTGAACAGAAGGCAAAGAACATTGTCAACGCATTCAAGACCGAACTTGACAAGCTGAGCCATGACACCACCACGGCAGACCTTGAATACCAACTCTGGGAGAAGCTGAACCCCAACGCCACCAGTGCGGAAAAAGCAGCCATGAACATGAGTCTGCTGGCAAATAAGTTGGAACTTCAGGCGAGCCGCGTTCAGTTGGCGCAGGGCGAGTATCAGAATACGCTGGAAACGCTTGGAGCCACCAGCGAGAAAACGCAGGAGGCTTACAACAAGCTGATCCAGGAGCAGCTTTCCCTCGCTACACTTGCTGAAGAACTGCAAAGCGCCCAGCAGACCGAGGTGGAGCGGAACCGGACCGCCTTTCAGGCTTACGCCGACTATCTCAACGAGTCGCAGGACGACCTGCTTCGTCTCGGTTTCACCATGGACGAGATCAAGGCCGCGGCGCAGGAGCGTTCCGGCTGGGACCCCAACTCCATGGCATCCAATATGGACATCGACGTTCAGCAGGTGGTTGCGGCGGCAATGGGCAGTGTGCAGGTTGCGTATCAGAGCAACGTCCAGTCGACTTTCAGCGGCCTTATCACGCAGACCACCGGCATCGGCACCAGCATGGCGCAGGGTATTGGGACCGGCGTTCAAAATGGCACCCCGCAGGCGGTCAATTCGCTGCAAACGCTGGCAACCACTTGCTCTGCCAAGATCAATGAGCAGTACCCAACCTGGGTGCAAGGTGGCAAGTATCTGGTGGACGGCTTTGTGCAGGGCATTCGGAGCAACATTGAAGCGGCGGCTGCGGCAGCTGCGGAAATGGCGATGGCGGCTTATTCGGCAGCCATGGCTTCCATCGAGGTGGCATCTCCCTCCAAGAAATTCGCGGAACTGGGTATGTACGCCGATCTTGGATTTGCAAAGGGTCTGAGGGACTATGCTTACCGCGCGGAAAAGGAATCCGCCGATATGGCAACGAGCAGTCTGACCGGAGCGACCTCTATCGTTTCCAAGCTGTCCGACGCCATCAACGGCAATCTGGATGCCGAACCAACCATTCGTCCGGTTCTTGACCTGAGCAGCGTGGAGCACGGCGCAACCCGTCTGAGTTCTCTGCTGAGTCAGAGAAAGGCTGCGACTATCCGCATCGGTATGGCACCAGAGGAGGAGCGCAGCACAGACACCGCCGGCAGTTTCAGAGCCGGAAATACTTACACCTTTACCCAGAACAACTATTCGCCGAAGGCGCTTTCCCGTCTCGACATCTACCGTCAGACAAAGAACCAGTTCTCGGCGCTGAAAGGAGCGGTGAGCAGAGCATGATCAAAGCGATCACGGTGACAACGCCCAAGGGCGAGTCGCTGAAGCTGACATTGGCAAACCCAGAAGAGTCCGGGCTCATCGTGAAATCCATCGAGGGGCTGGGACCGAGCAAGGCAAACATCAACACCACGGAGCTGGCAACGATGGACGGCAGCGTCTATTCCTCAGCCAGAACCATGGAGCGCAACATCGTTCTTACGCTGGCGATGATGTTTGCGCCAACCATTGAGGACAGCCGTCAGAAGACCTACCACTTCTTCCCGGTCAAGGGAAAGGTGAAGCTGGTGATCGAAACCGATAACCGGCAGGTACAGACGGAGGGCTATGTGGAGTCGAACGAACCGGACATTTTCAGCGAAGCGGAAACGGCACAGATCTCTATTCTCTGCCCCGATCCGTATTTCTATGATGCGTCCGGTTCGTCGACGCTTTTCATGGACGCTTCGGCGCAGTTCGAGTTCCCGTTTTCCAACGAATCGGTGACAGAACCCATGATCGAGTTCAGCATTATCCGCATCGACTCCAGAGCGATCATCAACTATGAGGGCGACTCCGATACTGGACTGATCATCACGCTGCATCCGGTGGCGACGGTATCGGATATCACCCTTTACAATGTAACCACCAAGGAATCCATGGCAATCGACACCGACAAAATCACCGCGATCACAGGCACCGCTTTCGCACCCGGGGACGACATCATCATCTCCACGATCAAAGGCGACAAGTATGTACGGCTGCTGCGAAACGGGTTCTACACCAACATCATCAGCGCACTTGCCAAGGATGCGGACTGGCTCCAGATCACGCCAGGCGACAACATCTTTGACTTCACGACCGATTCCGCCGAGACCAAGACGAACCTGATGGTGACTTTTAGTTATCGAAAGGCTTACGGAGGTGTGTGAGTATGGAAGCGTGGATATTGGATCAAAATGCGGCTTCCCTTGCGGTGCTGGACACCTTTCAGTCCTTTATCTGGACGGACCGCTACCGCGGATACGGGGATTTCGAGATCTATATGCCGGCGGAGACCAGCGCCCTTTCCTATCTGAAGGAGGGAAACTATCTTGTCACCAAGGACTCCGACCGAATGATGATCATTGAGGATATTCAGGTGGATACCGACGCGGAAAACGGAAATCACCTGATCGTGACGGGCCGTTCGCTGGAATCTATCCTGTGCCGCAGAGTCATCTGGGGGTACAAGGTCCTGAATGGAAACTTTCAGGACGCGATCCGGACGCTTCTCAACGAGAACGTGATCGCACCGAGCAACAGCAAGCGCAAAATCCCGAATTTCGTATTCCGTGTCTCGACCGACACACGCATCACGGGTCTCACTGTTGACACACAGTTTCTCGGAGAAAACCTGTACGACGCCATCCTTTCACTCTGCGAGGAAAAAGAGATCGGCTTCCGCGTTCTGCCGGACGGCAGCGGCGGGTTTCTCTTCGAGCTGTATGTCGGCGAGGACCGTTCGTATGCTCAGAGCGACCATCCATGGGTCATTTTCTCACCGGATTTCGAGAACATCCTCTCCAGCAACTATCTGGAGTCCAGCAAAAACCTGCGGACGGTTTCTCTGGTCGGCGGCGAGGGTGAGGGAGCCGAGCGGGTGCTTTCCGAGGCAACGGACGACGATGGAGGCGGCACCGGTCTTTCCCGTCGGGAGATGTTTACGGACGCTGCCGGCGTGTCGAAGCTGCTGGAGTCCTCTTATGTGGACGACGAGGGCAACACGGTGGAGGCAACCTACATGACGGATGCCGAGTATGACGAGCAGCTCAAGCAGAAAGGCAAGGAGGAACTTGCCAAAAGCGAGAACAGTGTCACGAAATCCTTTGAGGGCGAGATCGACGGCAGCCGCCAATTCGTCTACAAAAAGGATTTCAACATCGGCGATGTGGTGCAGGTGGTCAACGAATACGGTCAGGAGGCTACCTCCCGCGTGACGGAAATCGTGATTTCTCAGGACGAGAACGGCGAGTCGCTGAACCCGACCTTCACATCTACGGAAAAGACCGACAATTAAGGAGGGTCCTATCGTATGGCATTTACTTACGGCTTCTTCAACTCCCTGAATGGGGACAGGAAGTATACAGCCGAACAACTTTCATCCATTTTTGACGGACTGATCACCGATGGCGTTTTCGACTCCATCGGCGATATTCTGGCCACAGTACCCGGCAGCGGGATGCAGGTCATTGTGAAGTCCGGCAAGGCATGGTTCAACCGCACATGGAGCTACAACGACGCTCCCATGCCGCTGACGATCCCCGCTGCGGACGTGACCTTAAAGCGGTACGACGCAGTCGTGCTGGAGGTGAATACCGAAACGGCTACCCGCGCCAACAGCATCAAGATCGTCAGCGGAAATCCCGGCTCAGATCCGTCCAAGCCGACGCTGACCAACACTGAAAAGGTGCATCAGCACGCACTGGCTTATATTCTGGTCAATGCGGGGGCGACTTCCATTAACGCCGGAAACATCGAGAATGTAATCGGCAAAACGGAATGCCCGTTCGTGACCGGTCTTCCCGGCCCGGCCGACATCAGTGATCTATTTGAGCAGTGGGAGTATGACTTCGACGTCTGGTTCGCCAATCTGAAAGCACAGCTTACGGACAATGTTGCCGCTAATTTGCAGGCGCAGATCGACGAGTTGAAGGAATCGGCATACAAGACCTATACCGGCACGACCCTGCCGGCGAGCAGCCTCGGAAGCAACGGAGATACTTATGTCCAAGTTCTCGGATAAAGAGTTCATTCTTCTGAACCGTGCGAAAGATCTTTATATTTACACCTCGGAGGCCGTAGGAAATGAAAAAGTCATCCCGCGGCGAAGAAGGTATCCAACGGGTCAGAGGCTTGAAACCATGGCGATGGAGATTCTTCAGAAGTGCCATCTTGCCAACACGACGGATCTTCACCGCGCATTCGAGGAGCGGCAGAGGCTGCAAACCGAAGTGATCGCGCTCTGTCTGACATTGGAGCAGCTTATCGACGCGCTGAAAGCGTCCAAAGCTTATCCCGGCATCAACCAGCATAAGGCGGACATCTGGATACAGCATTCGCTGGACGTCCGGTATCTGTGTGCGGCATGGCGTGACCGGGAACTGGAACGGCATCTACTGTGATATTCTCATGGGGATTGGCCTGTATCGTGCAGTCAACTGGTGGCTTCGCTCCCCGAACTCCAGCAACAACAACAACGCGTACAACGTGAACACTGATGGGAGCGTCAACAACAACAACGTATACAACGGCAACAACTGCGCTCGTCCCGCTCTGGCTGGCAAGTATGCCGAGATCCGGTAGCCCTTTTTAGGGTGAAGGCAAAGGTTCAAGCCAAAGGAGGCCAATTCCCGCCCGGTTTGAGGGCAAACACATCATGCCGACGCGCCTCGGCCCAAGAAAGGAAGCGGTGCTATCAGCGGCACGCAAGTGATGAAATACGAGGAGTTCAAAAGCACTCCCGTTTTATATGAAGCATACAAGAAGACCCGAAGAGGAAAACGGAGCAAAAAGGCAGAAGCCATTTTCGAGAGTAGCGAGACCGAAAATCTGAAGCGGATCGCACGGCAGATCGACAAGGGCTATCTTCCCGCCGGTCTGGACTCGTTCATGATCTACGAGCCGAAGGCAAGGACTATCAACGCTCCGGCGTTCCGCGACAAGATCGTACAGCGCGACCTGACAGACAACGTAATCTATCCGGCGCTGGTCAAGTCCATTCCGTTCAACGCCTTTGCCGCACAGACCGGAAAGGGGCAGCACTACGGCGTGGACATGATGGAAAAGCAGATGCGGCACTATTTTCTCAAACGAAAGGCCGCTGACGAGCAGCGTAGACGGGAACTCGGTCTGCCGTACCGCCCCATGGAGGAATGGGATTATTCGGACGGCTGGGTGGTCAAGGGCGATGTGCGGAAATGCTTTGAGTCGACCGACCAGGAAAAGCTGAAAGCTGCCGTTTACCCAAGACTGGGCGATGAGCGCTACTGCTATCTGCTGGGAAAGTACATCGAGCAGCTTGACAAGGGCCTGGCGCTGGGACATCAGACCAGCCATATCTGCGTTGTGTTCTATCTATCCAAGGTGCTTCATTTCATCAATCAGGATCTCGGCCATCCGGACTCCGGGATGTATATGGACGATTGGTATGCAATCGCTGAGACAAAAGAGGAGGCGGTGGCGCTGCTTGCCGCCGCAAGAGTGAAATTCGCAGAACTGGGCTATGAACTGAACGAGAAGACGGTAATCTTCCCGCTGCGGCACGGCATCGACTTCTGCGGTTTCCATGTCTATCTCACCCGAACCGGAAAAACGGTCCGCAAGCTGCGTAAATCCTCCAAGAAGCGCATGAAGCGGCGGATCAAGAAATGGGAACGGGACTACGCCGCCGGTCTTATCTCGAAAGAGAAGATCGAGCAGAGCTTTCAGTCCTGGTGCGCCCATGCAAAACACGGCGACACGCACCAGCTTATCCGCGAAATGCGGAAACGGTTGGATCGCGTCTATCAACAACCAGTAAAGGAGAATGGAAATGAGCAAAAAGATCAGCGCTCTTTCAGCAGGCAGCCTCGTCAAGCTCAACGAGAATGGGGTTGCCAAAAAGTACATCATGCTCGGCTATAACCACTACGGCAAGGCCGAGGTGACGCTGCTTCGCAAGGACGCCGTTGGCAACCGCGCCTACAACGCCTGCCAGAGCGGCTACAATGTGTACAACGGCAATTCCCTGGATTCTTTCTGTAACGAACAGCACATCCAGTGCCTCGACCCGGTCATTCGGGCGTGTCTGGTCAATGTGCCTATCCCCACGACCGACGGCCATGTAAACGGAACTTGGAGCGCTACGGTCCGCAATCTGATGCGGAAGTGCTTTTCCCTGTCAGCGGCCGAGGTGGGCAACGGGGGTTCGGACGGAACGGCGTTTTCCTATCTGAGCACGCAGGCGAACCGCATCGCGTATCAGGACGAAACCACCACAGCAGTCATCTGGTGGCTTCGCTCCCCGGGCTCCGGCGACGGCACCGGCCGGA